CGGGGATGTCCGAGACGTACTGGTGGCGGAGGTCGAGCGGCATTACACAATCCCCGCTATCTGCCGGCGCAAAGGCTTGCCGCGAATCCACGGACTGCCGCGGCCGCCCACCAGGGCGGCATCGCCGGCAAAGGTGAGGCAAAGGGCATCGGCAATGTCGGGAGACCTCAAGCCTCGCCGCTTCATGTCCTGCTTGGCTTCAACCTTGACCCGGCCGTTGCTCAGGAAGCCATAGGTCGGGCCGACCAGCTCCGCCCGGAGCTCCTCGGATCTCGGAAGCCTTCCGGTCCTGCGGCCCAGCCAATCCTTCACCGTCAACCAGAGCTCGTCCCGCAACTTCGCCGCCTGCGGGTTGAGCGCCGAGGCTTCCGACACGTTGACGTCGCGGACGTTGAATCCCTGTTCGCGCAGACGATCGGCAACACCAGCGCCAAGACCAATCGAGTCTACGCAAATCTCGCCCGGACTGTCCTGCTTGGCCTCATGGACAACCCTTCCCACCGTCTCCATGAGGTCCAAACCACCCCACGTCTTGTACTCGATGACCACGTTGCCCTGTCTCTTGCAGAGCACGGTCCGGTCATCGCCGAACCGCGCAACGTCAAGCCCGTACTTCAGCATCTCGGCCTTATCGAGCACGACGTCGCGCGCCATCGCGGCGTCGACGAGCTCCGCCGCGATCAGCACATCGTCCTCGGCCAACGCAAACTCACCGAGCACCCGGACATGATACGCGCCCGACTTCTCGCCATAGGTCTCGGCGATCTGCTTCACGAAGTCAGGACTCACCAGGCTCGAGTCCAGGCAACTCACATGCAGCCGAAACCACTGATGCGCCAGCTGATGATGCGTCCTGAAGAACAGCCCGGTGTTTCTGGTCGGATTGCTGATCAGGATCGTGGTGGCACTGAAGCTCGACATGCTGCCCGACGCCGCCTCGAACACCGCCTCGGGAATCGCACTCGCCTCGTCAACCACCAGTAGCACGTGATCGCTGTGTACACCGGCCATCGACTCGGGCCGGTCGGCACTCGAGGTACGCGCCGACATGTAGCTGTTCTCAGGACTCGCCTTGAGCTCGATGCGGTCGGAAAAGATCTCGACCTGCTGCCTCATGAATTCGGGCAGCTCGTTGGTCCACTTCTTGACCTCGCTTAACAGCGCATCGAACACCTGAGACTGGGTGGGCGCAGTGAGAATCGAGCGCTGAGGGTACCTACAGAACATGTGCCAGATCAGCGCCCACGAGCAGGCAGCCGACTTCCCGACCCCGTGCCCGGCCCGCACCGAGATCCGCCGCTCGCCCCGCCCCACAGCCTTCAGGAACCGCCGCTGCCAAGCCTCCAGCCGCATCGCCGGGTAGTTCCTCAACAGAACATCCTCGACAAACGCCACCGGACGGTCGCGATACGTCTCCACCACCGTCGTCCAGGCATTGGGTGCAACAGGGATAATAGGTTGCTTTGAGCTACTGACTTCGGCAGCGCCAGTGTTTTCTATTTTTTCAGAGCCACCCCCGGCGACGTCAGAACGCGCCCCGGTAGCAGGAGAGGGGGCCTCTTCGCATATGTCGGCGGGTGTAGAGGGAGGGTGCCGCGCACGCGAGCGCGGGCCGAGGATGCTCCCCCCGGTGGGGGGTTCGTTGGGTTGTGGTCCTGGTGCTGCTGCCACCTCGGACGCAGGTGCTGCGTCCACACGCGATGCGCTAGTCGTTGCGTTGCTGTCTGCTGGTGTGGACGTGGACGCAGCACCATCATCATCGTCAACATCAACGCGCGTGAAATACTTGGAGCGCGGCCTGTTCATGCCAGGCATCGCACGCAATTGGCCCCACTACAGCCCCACGCTACAATGCGTAGGCTAATATAAGCCAATGAATACAGCGTTATATTGATGTTGGTCCTACGTCTGCTAAGCGTGACGTAGTGCTGACGGCTAGTCGCGCTCGTCATTGGACTGGGTCCAGGTACCATCGCCATCGTCGGCCAGGTCGATCGGCTCAAGCTGCCGCTTGCGTGCTACCTCGAGTAGCGCTGCGACGTGCGAGCCTTGCAGTGTGCCGCTGAGCTGGATGGACTGGTCTATCCACATTCCGATGGACTTTCCGAGCAGTTCCTCGGCTCTGACAGCAGGCCCGAACTGGCCTGATGCCTGCGCCTCATGCGAGATCTCGTCGAGCCGGGCCTGAACCCTATCCGGCGTGATCTTGAGGCTTATCCTGGCGACTTCCTCCTTCACGGCTTGGGCGACGTTTGGTTTGGTTAGGTTCTCGTGGGCTTGGACTCTGATGGCTTTGCCCTGCTTGTAGCCTGCGTCTCTGGCTGCCTGGGTTCCATTGCCATGCTGCGCGTACTCTCTGGCGAAGCGGATTTGCTTGGCTGTGAGTCGGTGCTTTGGCTTGGGCGAGGTCACGTGCGTGTCCACGGAACGTTCCGGCAAATGGTGTCTGGTTATGAGCAACCCTACAACATCATGGGGTATCTGGATACCGTGTCAATAAACGAGCATGCTGCCGGAAGAAATACAACCGTCGCGAGCCAGCCGCGCGGGACGCAACCAGACAGCTCTGGTTCATGAGGTGAGCGCCACAAGGCAGGCAATTTGCAGTTTGAGTGTTGGAAGTGCCTCTTACTTACTAGGACTAAGGTACTAGGACTGAGTCATAGGTTAGTAGAGGGTAGCGCCAGTAAGTAGGAACTAATCAGGTTAGGTAAGAACGGCCTTCGGCCTTCTAACCTTCTTAGTTCCTACTTAGAGGGTAAGTCTAAGTAGGTAGTTTAGACAGACAAGAGTCTTAGACTAAGTTAAGAGGGCCACGCAAGTTTTCGCGACGATATGTCGCGCCTGGACAATGTCCATGGACGCCTTGTCCAGTTTGTCCATGATTGACGCCCTGCTACGCATTGCGTAGGCTTGCATGAGGGAGGAATGCTCATGTCTACAGTGACTTACGCGTTCCGTTGGCGCGTTTTGCTGATTGATGGGCAGGTCGCGGAACTGACCTCGACCCGTATTCAGGCGACGGCAGTGGATTTCCGCTTCTTTGACCCCGAGGGCATGACATTTCGGATTGCTGCCGAGCTTGTGCTGATGGTCGAACGCTTGGATCGCAATCATCAGCCCTTCCCGGTGTCTGACCGTGATCTGGTGGCGCTGTACGACCGGACCCACCCGGCGCGGCCGTCCGTGGACGCCGCGCCGTTTACACTGGTGCGCAAGCTTGAGGGTACATGACCCCCGGCATGCGCGAGCTCTACAATCGTTGCGTGGCGCATGACGGCCAGCCGACCATCTGGTTCGTGAAACAGGGCGACAAGTGGCGGCTCACAGCGCTCAAGCGCCGCCGTTGGGTAGAGACCTGGCCTGATGACGATGGGATTATCCGGATTCGGGTTTTGCGGGCCCTCCCGCACGCGCCGGCCAGGCGCGTGGGGTGAGGGACCAGATTCCCGCTGATTCGCTTGTACGGCCAGATTTAGGGGCCTAGCGTGCATCACGACCCTTTAGGGAGGACTGCCATGGCGTATTCACCGACCGAGCTCAACAACCCGCCGAATGCCGATCCGAACTACGATGCGGCAGCCGAACCCACCCCGGACAATCCCAACACCTACGCACCTGCGGTCGCCGAGGCCGAGGCCCGCGCCGAGGCCTCCAGGGACCCCCATTGGAAGGGCCGGGCCGATCCCGGCGCTGCGACTTCCTACAACACCCGCCCGCAGCCGGTTGAGCTCCCCCGGTAATGGCCCGTAAAGCCCCGGGGAAGGGCAAAAACAGGGTGGCGGCGACCCAGCCGCCACCCTCTACGAAGCCCGCCTCCAGGGCAGCTCTGGCCACCCTCGAACAGGTCCAGGACCAGGACCGGGAACGCACCCAGGCCATGGTCGGCGGGCTGCGCCGTGCTCTCAAGACGCTCGACCGGGAAACCGGCGAGGACTACGCCAAGACCACCCTGCTGCTCGACGAGATGACCCGGCGCAACGCCGAGTCCTTCAAGGACTGCTATGCCCGCCTGACCGCCCTCGAATCGCGGATCGACAACGCCGATGCCCGGGCCGCCGAGGCCATCGCCCGCTGCGAAAAAGCGGCCGAGGTGCTGAGAAGGGTCGAACTGGGCCTGCGGCCCATGCTGGTCAAGGCGCTCGAGGCCGAGCAGGAGATCCGCGGCCGGCTCTACACCGAGGCCTATGATGAGGCCTATAACCTCTACCTCCACACCTCCAGCCTGCGGAGCTAGACCATGGCCTACACCTGGGACGTCCCCTCGATCGTCATTCCCGATGACCCGAATCCGGAGTTCGATGCAGCCAACGAGCTCAAGGGCGAATACCCCGACGAGCCGCTCGACCCGGAAAAGGTCGCCGGGGCCACCTACCCGCCGGAAGGCCGCGAGCTGGTCCAGGAGGAAGCCCGGCGCACGCGCGACCGCGAGCGCGAAGAGGGTCTGGGCTGGAATCGCAACCCCGACCTCAACCCCAATCCGGACTTCAATCCCGTCGTGCCGGCTCCGGCCTACCGATAGAAACAAGAAGGGCCGTGGCGTTCCCAGCGCCACGGCCCTCCTCCCCGAAGGCTGTCCGGACCCACACCCCGGCAGCCTTCCCCCCTTTAGTTCAGTATCCCCAGCGCCGGATCACGTAGCCACGGGTCCTGAGACAGCGCTCGGTGTGTGGCGCGGCATACGTGCTTATGGAATTGTAAACGACCTCGGCCTTCTGACACTCGAGCATCGCACCCATTGCGTAATCGAACGCACTACGTTCCGGCAAATGGCGCATGTGACAAATCGCTGAAATATTCCCAGTCGCTACGCACAGGTCGATCCGCCCCTGAATCGTCGCCTGATCGTCAGCCTCCGCCTCGACATTCGCCGCCCGCGCACCGTGCGTCAGCAGGCCCAGGCCAAAGCCCACGGCCAGCGCCAGCGCAACCTGCATCCAGGGTTTGAGAATCGTCATCACTCACTGCTCCCTCGGCCGTTGTACGCGCTGATGACGTGCACAAGGACCTGTGCCCGGGTCATCCGCACGCCAAGCGACTTCTCCAGATCACGGGCAATCTTCTCGAGCGCCACCATCGATTCAATCGACACCGACATCGTGTAGTGACCGTCCGCCTTGGTCTTCAGGTCTCGCGCCATCTTGCGCCGCACCATCACTCCTCCTCCCCGGCCCGCATGACCCCGGGCTTCATCCGCTCCAGAACCTCGAGCCGCTCGTCGATCAGCCACGACAATTGCCTGAAGACCTCGGCCGGGATCTCGCGCTCGCCCTTGGCGTAACGCACCACCGACGACAGGCTGATCTTGAGCTCACGTGCCGCATCGGTCTGCCACTGCCAGCCCCACAGGGCAGACCCCGCCTTGGCAAACGTGTCGCTGCTCTGCCGCCGGGTCATCGGATCATCCCGGCGCGCTTGCCCAGCAAGCGCGCGACATGAAAGTTAATGGCCTGCGAATTGAAGCCGCCCGTCAGCGCCCGCACGTCGGGCTGGTGGATGGTAAGCCCGACCGCCGCCATCCGCGCCAGCGTGTCTCTCGCCTGCTGCGGTGTGAGACGGGCGACCTTGCCGGCCGCTACCCTTTTCCACGACTTGGTCATGTCGCGAACTCCCCGAGCAGCCCGCGCACCACCTCGAGGTCGATGTGGAGGCGCGCTTTGACGCTGTAGTCAGCGTCAC